AATCGGTGCTCCTGACTGCACATTCCTCACACCGCCTTTTAAAACGCTAGATTCAATACTGATGTACGCTTGATAGCTATATCCGTTTATGGAACCATCGGGATTTCTTGATTCTATACTTCCAATTATTGATGCTCCGGAATTGTTCATTGTTACGATATTAGTGTCGGAAGCATCCTTTACATAGATTACGCCGTTGGCATTATTAGCACCACCAGCGATAATAGTCGGGCCTTGTATGGTTCCTTTTTTAACAAATATGCCGCTTTGCCCCATTGAAATAATGTTAGCGCCTAATGCGTCTTTAACCTGCAAGTATCCGTTAGTATTATCAGCGCCGCCGAGAACAATTTTCGGTCCCTGGATTGTGCCTTTGTATATTTTTATGCCTGTTTTGTCCCAACTTCCTATTGAATTACCGGAAGCATCCTGTACTTGAATCTCGCCATCATATGTTCCACCAGCGATAATTGTCGGGCCTTGTATGGTTCCAGCATAAACCTTTATGCCGGTTCTCCCCATAGTTATAACGTCTGTATCACCTGCCGAATTTTTGACATGCAATACGCCGTCACCGTTTCCAGAACCGCCAAGGTGGATTGTTGTACCTCTGATTGTTCCGCTTTTTACATAAATACCATCCCTGTCCCATCTTCCTATCAATTCGTTGGTGGAATCATTGATTTGGATGGAACCTGTGCCGCCTGTACCACTGCCGCCGACTGTCAGCACGTTTCCGAGCAATAAGGCGGACTTGATTGTTCCGGCAGTGATGGACTCAGCAATAACTTTTCCGTCTGTTGTGATTGCCAGATTATAACCAGTTGGATCACTAATCCCATTGCTGAAACCGCCGATTCCCTCATGGTTTATCAGCAAGATTTCCTGCGCCTGCGATATGTCCATATTATCCATGGCGAGGATTTGTGTTCGCTGGTTGTTGGCATTGTAGGAAAAAACGATATAGCCGTCATCACCCTGAACAATCTGCCCTATTGCTCCTTCCATTTCTTCACGAAGAAAAGATGCTGTGGAGTCAATTTCATGCTTCGCTTCTTCCCTCGCCGCGTCAATGTCGCTCCTGATCGTGGTGGAAAGTGACCGTTTGGCGTCCCCAAGTTCAATTTCGTTGTATCTTTCACTGAGTACGTCATACTTTGTCCGGACGACTTTTGACGTTGCGGAGATTCCGAGTTTTTCAAACACAACGGTAACAGTATCGCACAGGTTTACATGCTCAAGATTGGCGACGTTCTTGTATTCTTCCGTCTGCCATAAGGGCAGGAATTTTACAGTGATATTGACTTCCGGGACTCCAACGCCGGAAGCCTGAACATAACGGTTGGCGTATCTCCTCAACTGAATCTCAGCAGGCTGGTTCTCGAAAACAGAAGAACAGTCTATGATTTTTGTGCGGTTGTACGGAAAGTTGCCTGCATTGGCACTGTAAACCACGCGCTCTGTAAGCATTACAACGGTATTCGTCCCGTCCGTCTCTTCTTTTTTCCAGTAGGGCATCACACCGGTAAAGGTGTTCTGGATGTTTTCTTCCTGCTTCAAGTCCGTGATGTTTTTCCCGTACCTGAGAGTGACGCCACGGTTTGCACCTCGATTGGCGTGCAACTTTACGGTCATTCCGTCCCACTCGTATTCGCCGCCGCCAAAGGAATCAAGAATGCTGCCTTCTGAACCAGCAAGCCGTGACCGCAAGGATGCAGGCTCCTTCACGGCGAAAGTACCAGACGATGTTTTGTCCGTCCAGAACGTAAACGGGCAGGGTTCCACAGCGTTATTTTTAAGCGTTAGAAGGGCATCAGCCGGTGACGTAGCACTGCAAGGGACAACAGGAATGTTTATCAGCCTGTAAGAAATATGTTCCCCCCTGATCGTGCATCTCCCGTTTATAGGCTTTGAAATACTATAAATGGAAAACGGCTGTGGGTCGCCGCTGTCTGACGGTTTGGCATAGATAAAGCAGGAATGAGCGATTTCTGTAAAATGGACCCCGTTCACGGGGTACTCCATTTCCAGTTCATATTTCCCGTTCCTTTCCTCTTCCACCGTGCACGATATGGCATCCGTAAGCCGTCCCAGCCCCTCCGTTGTAAAAGCAGTTTCTGCCGCGTCATATAGCTTTGGGATCATAATTTACACCAGTTAGGAATGATTTTTACTGTTGCGCCCTGCTTTACGGAAAAAGCATTTGTTACCGGGCTTAAATCGGGAAATTTGTCCGTATTGAGCGTCACATAACTGTTGAGGTTTGCATGAGTGCTTTGATCGTATGCGTCCCCAAGTTCGCAGTCGTACACCAGCGTTCCGCTTGAATAGCTGTTTACCGTGATCGTTGTATTGCCCAGCTTTACGCCGCAGTTTGACGATGAAAAATTGGAAAAGAGCAGTTTCGGCTGCGCTGGCAATGTTCCCTGTCCGGCAAGCGTGTAGCTTTTCCATGTGCCACTGCCTGTATTTGATATATCAACTTGTGTTTCGCCGGATGTAAGGTATTTCCTGGCATCGCAGTCAAACGTAAGGTCAAACCGCACTCCATCCATGAATCTTGAAAACTGAGGTTCAACGCCGCCTCTGAATTCGCCTTTTTTGTAGTAATCCGTATGGAGACTGTCGGTTATTCTTTGATAGCCCTTGTATTGCGCGAGCAAGGCTATAAAATTAAGCATTTTTTCTTCTGCCGTTGTTCCGTTTTCCGTCCTCGCATACAGGGCATATATTCTGTCTATGTTGAAAAATCGCCCGTTATCATAATGCAGATCGCGGCTCTTGCCTGGGATTGAAAATGATGTGTAATCCCTCTCCGGGACATTGGCATCATTGACTGCAAGGACGAATATCCCATGGTAGGTGGAGAAAATGCTGCCATAACTTAATGAACCGTAACTCATGCGAACACCCTCCCTTCTCTCTCATAAGCCGTGCGGATTCTGTCCATAATATCGTCCGCCAGTTCCTGATCGCTCTTGCCATTGCCATACACGTTTATCACAGGTGCAAACGTCCGGTTCTGACTACCTGCATTCTTTACGGCTTCTTCGATGTCTCGCATCAGACTTTCGTGTCCGTATACGATTTCTCCACCAGGCCGGTCTCCGAAGCCGTATTTCCCGATGACGGTCGGATTTGTAAAGAGCCATGGCTCCTCGTAAGCTTTCGCGTACCAGTCAACATCTACGTGTGGAATGGAAAACCAACCTGCAATTTCTTCCCACCAAATGTTCAGGTGGGGAAGCTTAATGTCTGGAAATTTCAGCTCGAAATCGAAAGAATCCTTGATATTCTCGATTGCATCATGGACAAAATTTTTTGCGGACTCGAGAGGATCCTCGATAAAGTTCTTCACGCCTTCAAAGGTGTTCCGCACTTTGTCGCCGATTGCACTGACTCTTTCGTCAAATCCGTCTTTCAATCCCTGGATTTTTTCGATAGCGCCGGACTTCAAATCCTCGACCTTCTGTACGGCACTCGTCCGCAGGTCCTCGATTCCCTGCAAGGCGCCGTCTTTCAGTCCTGTGATTTTCTCGACAGCTCCGTCCTTCAATGCGGTCGCCTTGTCGACAATGCCGTTTCGAACATCGTCAAACTTCTGTTTCGCTCCGTCTTTCAGGCTGTTTATGTCGGAAATCACATCGTTTGCGAGTCCTTTGAATTTCGCCGGAACATCCTGAGATAAAAACCGCGCAGCTTTTCCAACGTCTTCCTGGATCTGGCTCCATTTCTGCTTGAGCCCGGTTGCAAGGTTTTTCGCCGTTGCCGTGATTTTGTCCCAGTTTTTGTAGAGCAGGACGCCGGCGGCAATTGCGATAGCAATCCCAGCGGCGACTCCGGCAATGGGCGCGAGCAGTGGCGCCCCGAGCGCAAGCGAAAGCCCTCCGAGCGCTGTCATGATCGTCCCGACCGTACTGATTACCGTCCCGAGAATCACCAGCACCGGACCAATTGCCGCAACGACAAGTCCGATTGTCGCAATCATTTGCTGCTGAGCGGGGTCGAGCGAATTGAATTTATCCACAAGTCCCTGGATGAAGTCGGCGACTTTCTGGATTGTCGGGGCGAGCGCTTCGCCGAGGGATGTCACAGCAACGTCTATGGACGATTTCAGCTTTTCAAGAGAGCCGCCGAAGCCGCTCATCATGGCATCTGCCATTTCGTTGGTCGTCCCGGAACAGTTCGCCAGCGAATCATTCAGCGCCCCAACATCTTCCGGAGCCGTATTAATCAGTGCGAGCCACGGCGCCATCTGGTTTTTGCCGAAAATGGCGGAAGCGGCGGCAATCTGTTCGGATTCGGAAAGTTGTGAAAAAGCGTCGTGAAGTTCCTGCTGAATCTGGACGGAATCTTTCATTGTCCCGTCAGAATTTGTCACGGAAATGCCGAGCTTGTCCATCATTTCCGCGCCCTGCTTTGCCGGAGACACAAGCCTCGCAAGTCCGGTTTTCAGACTGTTGGCGGCTTTGTCTGCGTCAATCCCATTGTTTGCCATGACGCCCATGTAAAGAGCGGCGTCATTGACGGAATAACCGGCGGATGAAAAAATGGGAGCCGCCACAGACATGGCATTGGAAAGGCTGTCTATGTCCAGCGCCGAATTATTACATGCCGCCGCGAACACATCCGCATAATTTCCGGCCTCGTCAAAACTGCCATGGAAACCGTTTATTGTCGCCACAAGTCCGGCGGATACCGTGTCGAGATTTCCGCCTTCACCTGCGGCGAGGTTCATCGCCGGAGCGAGTGTTGCCGCCGCCTGTTCCGCGTCAAGTCCGGCACGGGCAAAATTCAGAGTCGCATTGGCGGCGTCTGACATACCGAAAGTCGAATTTGCCGCCGCGTCTTTCATGGCCTGATTGAGCAGGTCGGCTTGCTCCGCAGTGTTGCCCATGGTTTTGTTGGTAAGCTGCATGGTCTTGTCGACTTCTGCAAACTTCTTGACGCCAACACCACCGACTGCGGCGAGCGGGGCAGTGACTTTCATGGTCAGCCCCTTGCCGACTTCCGTCATTTTGTCGCCGACCGCCTGCAACTTATCTCCCCACTCTTTGAGCTGTTCGGAGTGGGTTTTCAGCTTTTTATTAACGTCTTCCAGCGATTTTTTGTAGTCGTTCAGCTTCGCATTGCACTGGTTCAGTTCCGACCGCTTTTTGCTGATCGCTACTTCATCGCGGTTTTCAGCAGACTCCAGCTCTCTCAACTGCTCTGCAAGGATTTCCGCTTTTTTGCCGTACTGCTCCGTCACTTCCGCAAGATATTTCTGGCGGTCTTTCAGCTTGTCGGTGGCGGATGTGTTTTTGTCATATTGCGACTGTGCAAGTTTTAGTTCGGAATACGCTTCCTTTGTCGCGCTGGCTACCTCTTTCAGGGACTGCTTGAATTCCTCCGCCCCCTTTGCGGTCAGTTCCAGCCCAACTTTTTTGATGTCATCAGCCATTATTGTTTACCTGCCAAAAATCCTCGTAACTTGTGCCGTACCCATGCGCGAGCCAGCGGAAAAACTTCATTTTTTCGGTTTCCTGATTAAACATCTCCCGCATGACGGGATACAGGCATCCGGCGGCAAGCCCCGATTCAATCAGGTAGCCAACATTGCCGCAGATGCGAAAGAGTTCGCTGATATTTTTTTCTTCACGAGCAAGGAAGCAGCTCGCGTAAAAAAATCGCCGAATCCCTCGCGTGTCACATACTGCACAATAAGCGCGAGATAATCATCCGCCGGAAGGCTTGTTATTACCTCTACAGTCTCGCCGGTTCCCATCGCAAGCAGTTTGTTAACATCGTCCTCGCACTTGTCGATGTTATTAATCACAACTCCGACTACCTGCCAAAGCAGTTCGTCACCGGCTTCTTTTGCGATGTCCCTCGCTCTTTTCTGTGCCGCAGTCCAGTCAGCCTCCGGAAGCGGCACCATCTCGCCATCATCGCCGACCATCATCGGCGGGCTGAATCTCGACAATTTAAAAAGCTTCGGATCAATTTCTGAAGCCGCATGTTTAATGTCAAACTTTTTCAGGATCCTGACCATCTGCCACAGATCCTGGCTGTTCAGGGTTCTAAGTTCCATCTCGTTGTCCTTTCTTTATCCGTTACCCTTTGGCGGTCTGAGCGCCTTTGCCCCTGCGACAGTAGTCAGCGGAGCCGCAAAGAAGGCCGCCTCAGTGATGCCCGCGTTGTCCTCAACATCCGTCAGCACACTGACTTCCTGATTCATGTCGGCATCGAAACCATACGCCCTGATCGTGAGCGTGTCGGTCTGGTCGGAATGCGTCGCCGTGCTGGTCACTGTCTTGTCAGAATTTTCCACAAGTTTGCATTTGGGATACCAGCGCAGGTCTCTGGTTCCGTCCTTTTTGATAATGGGGACGCCGTAAGCGAAATGAGGACGAGTCTTCACGCCGCCAGCCAGAATCACACCCTCGTCCACCGTGTCGCCCTTCATTTTTGCGAGGACTTCCTCGGGGAAAACAAGGTTTGTAACCTTGATGTCCTTGTACATGATGATCGTGTCGGACTCGTAGACGGAGCCGGACGCATAGGACTCGTAGGAGTCGGAGTTGTCGGACACTTCCACGTCAACGACAGTCGGGAGCTTCACAACGTCAGTCTCGAAGCTGGAAGCGGACCAGTCAGCCGCGTTAAAGCAGATGTACTGCGCTCCGACGGTATATTTTGTGCTCGGTTTCTTTTCGGTAATGCTCATTTATTTACCTCCGAAAGAGTTGCTGTTTCATAAGTTCATAATAACGCAGTTTGCCCTGTGTCCATGTTGGCCACAAGTGCGGCTGTGCACTCATTTTCCGCGTGCCGAATTCCACAAACGCGCCGTAATAGCCCTTTAATCTCCATCCGACCTGCACGCGCCTGACTTTAGGCTCCGCCGTTACAGTGTCGAGCATGTGTGTGATTCCGGAAATATTCCGGCGAGGCTTCGGGAGCTTCCGAACATCAGCCGCCAGCGCTTCGCCGCCAGCCATGAGGGCCTTTTGCAGATTCTCGTCACTTGCGGCGCGGGCGTATTCTTCGAGGTCGTCCAGAAATTCCGTAAAGCCCTTTTCTGTGATTTTGACTTCGCTCATTCCAGCGCCTCCGTAATGTCAACGGAAAAATAGCTGTGCCACCAGCCCGGACCGCTCTGCGCTTTGATGTATTCGTGGGAGATAGCCGGATGGAGACCGGCGGCATTCAGCGCCTGTTTGATTGCGAGCAGTGCCGGATGCCTGGGAGTCCTGGAAGCAAAAGACACCTGGTAAGTGACTACAGTTTCGTAGTCGTCACCAGATGCCATTTCATCGTTCCAGAAGTACTCCCAATAAGCGACCTTCGGGAATGTTTTCAGGTCTTCGAGATACTGCTCGCCCTCGCGCACTGGCACATCGCCGGCGGACAGGATGGAAAGCAGTTCGGATTTTGTAATATTCATTCCGTCACCTCCGCGTAATCCATCGGCGGACTGATTAGCGTGAGTTCCGTTTCCGGATAACCCTGCTTCGATAACACATCAGCCTTGTTAAAAACCTTGTGCTGATTTCCGCTAATCATGCACACGCAGTTGGAATTGATTCCGTCCCACTTCGGTATCCGGATTTTCATGGTCACTTCCATGTCTGCCTGTTCAAACGTCACGCGGGTGCGGTCGTAAATTCCGATGTCTCTAAACCATACGGGGCCAATCGGGCGGCGGATAATCACGCGTTCACCGTCCCGGTCGGTAATGTCGTAAAGCTCAAAACATCCGTCAGTGTATTCCGGCAGTGTCGCCAGCTTATCAAGTCGCATCTGTCACCACCTCGCTTAACTGCCATGCGCGGATGTCCGGACCGTAATTCTGGAGAAATTCTTCGTATCTGTGAACCATGTCGTAATACACGAAATCTTTCAGATACGATCGCCCCAGCGCGTCATTTTCAAAGTCAGCACCGGGGCGCAGGGATTCCAGACGGGCCGCGCATTTTTCAACGGACCGCATTATCACATAGTCATCAGTGTAGGGCGGAATCTGGTAGTCCTCCCTAATTTCGCCCACAATCAGGGCGAGGAATTCTTCGGTCATTTTCCGCCCTCCAAAATCAGTCAGTGTCAGCCTTCGCCTCCGCCTTAGCCTTCGTCTGTCTCGCTGGCGGGCGTGACAGTCTCGAGCATGGGAACATAAGGAACCAGCTTGGTAGGGTCGAAAACGTATGCCGCCGCATCGTCCTCGGCGCGGCCATTGCCGTAAACCTTCGCGATGAAGAGGTCGGCGTCTTCCATCGCCTTGGTCTCGCGGTATTCCGCGACCTTCACGCCGGAGAAGCCCATCGTGTAATAGCCGGGCATTGTAATGACTGCCTTGCCGCTGGGCATGTTGGGCTCCTCGATGACTTCGATCGGGAGAAAGCTCTTGGAGATAAAGCCGCCGGAAATGCTGTCGCCATAGAGTGCGGGATTGACGTACTGGTAAACATCGGTGGGTCTCGCGATCAGGGTCAGGTTTCCGACCGCGCGCTTGCCACCGTTGGAAAGAGCAGTAAGCACGGGAGCCATCTGCAGGGGAGAGAAGCCGGTCAGGGTCTCAGCGACAGTCTTTGCAGTGTGAGTGCCATCCTGTCCGACAGTGCCGATCTGACGCAGGATACCGATAGGAGCGACCTTGCCGTCACCATTGAGATAACCGGCAACGATTCCGTCATACATCGCTTCGGTCAGGATTGCGCGGAAATATTTCTCGACGTAGCCGATTTCAAGGTCACGGATTGCCTTGGGAATCACAAACCACGCGAACAGCTTGTTGACCTCGATGTTCATTGCGGCGATGGTCGCGGACAGCTCTGCAGAGCTGGAGATCGCATCGGTCAGAGCGCCCCAGATAGCTGCGCCGGTCTTGGATGCCACGAGCCAGTGCTTGACGTTGGCAGGTGCGAAATTAATCAGTTTAGTGATGGGGTACTCTGTGCGAACATCTTTGAGAGTCCTGTCAACGGTCTCGATCGGGAGAATGTCGATCTGGTTGGCGGTCAGCGTCTGCTTAGGACCGGCCTTGAGCATTTCGAAGAATTTCTTTTCGTTTTCGGACAGAGCGTGCAGTCCAAGGGATTTCTTAAATTCTGCATCCTGTTCGGCGCGGCGGGCTTCTGCGACAATACGGTTGGCGAGATCCTGCTGGGACTCAGCGATCACCATCTCCATGGCTTCGGTCAGCGCCTGGCCTTTGTCTTCTGCGGAATTGAGCATTTCAACAATTTTATTTTTTGTCTCAGCGGACAGTGGAGTTTTGTCAATTCTCATGATTTTCATCCTTTCCAAAAAAAGAAGCCCATGAATCGGGCTTTTCGGGTTTCTGTGTTGCTTTTGCAATAATGGCGTCAACGACTTTTGCGCTGATTTTTTCGGCGATTTTATCAAAGTCGAGTTTTGCTTCAGGAGCGATCAGCTTGCGGATTATCGCGCCGAATGCGGACTGCTGTGCTTCGCTGTCCGTCTTAGGCTCTGCAATTTCCGTTGCAAAACCGTATTCCACGGCAGTGGTCGGAAGAATCCACGTCTCAGCATCCATCAGGGCTTTGATTTCGTCTTCCGAGATGCTTGAACGCTCTTTGAATACCTCAACGGTTGCCTGTGTGATGACTTCGATGTCTTCCGCCGCTTTTCGGAGCTGGTCCGCATTGCCGGCGGTGCACATCCAAGCGTTATGCACCATGAGCAGACTTGCCGGATTCATGACTCGTCTGTCTCCAGCCATGAAAACAAGGGATGCCGCCGAACATGCAAAACCGTCACAAATCGTTGTGATGTTCGCTTTGTGGTTTTTAAGCGTGTTGTAAATCGCAAGCCCTTCCGAAACATCGCCGCCATACGAATTGATGTGAACATTGATGTTTTTAGCTTCAAGCTGTTCAAGCTGGTTCACAAGTGTAAATCCGGACTGCTCGCCCGCGGGCGTATAAGCCCACGCGCAGATGTCGCCGAAGATATAGAGGTCAGCAGTGTCGGAATTTTCATCCTTCACCAGCTGAAAAAATCTCTTTTGCTCTTTCACTTTGCCGTTTTCGCCTCCTTTCTCTATGCTTGCTTTGTTTACGGGTTACTGTATCCACAGACTCGTCAGCAGGATCCTCGGCGGAGTCCGTCGACTCAACGCTTTCCTCCATACCTTCCGTCGTGTAGTTCTTTGTTAGCGCCCTGGAAGTGGAAAATTCCGTTCCAATGGCGGGATAACCTACCATCTCAAAAATTTCGTCAAGGGTGAATCCGATTGCACGGAGTTTATCGAGGTTCGCGGCGGCGTCCGTCACGTCAATGTGTTTAAATCTCGCCAGCCACACGAAAGCCCGCTCGCCTTTGATATAGTCAGACTCGCCGACAAGCTTCGCATTCAGCGTGTCGCTGATAATTTCTGCAATCGGGGAAACCGCAAACGTAATAAACTCGTTTATAGCATCGGACTGCTCTGCAATGGAGCCGTTGAAAACTCCAAGCGGGATGTCGTAAGCCGCCGCACATTCCTTGTTTATCGCGTCAGCCATCGCTGCAACTTCCTGGGCGTTCACGTCAGCCTTAAAACTCATGAATTCAAGGCTCGTTCCCGCCTGTTCCGGAATGATCGCGAGTTTTCTTCCGTCAATCTTCCGCTTAAAATCGTCCAGAAGTTCATCGAGCGTTATCTTGCGTTCGGTTCCGTCCGGATTTTTCTTTCGAAATGACAGATTTGCGTCAATTTTGTACTTGAAAATCGGGGTTCTAGCGATTGTTTCAAGGGACTGAACAGCGGCAAGGGCGTCATTCATGGTTTGTAATACGTTGTCCGTAAAAATCCGGAGCTTGTCGGACGAAAAGCGGAAGTGCATTACATCATCGGAGTTCACTCCGTATCGCAGGGTGAATTCATTGAACCCGTCAGTCAGAACAATGTCGCGGTAGGTCTTCGGGAACATCACGTATTCGTCCATGTTGTAGCTGTTCGCGCGGTAATACTTCCCGTTCTGCATCCGGACAACAAGACTGTCGCCCGTCTTAACCAAATCGCGAACCACGTTGTACCAGAAGTCCGTCCCCGTTTCATTGTCGTTCGGCCTGATGTTCAGCCGGTAATATGCACTGTCCTTCCGCCTCTCCTCGCCACTTGTCAGCACGATTTCACTCTTTGCAATCGCCTTTGCGATCATCCCGGCGGCTTTTTCCTGTGCCATCGCCGCAAGTTGGACTTTCGTGAGGTCTCGGGCGATGACCTCCAGCACGTCAATCGTCGTGCTATCATCTTTTTTAAAAAGCCACTCAAACATAAATAACTGTCTCCTTCAGCAGATTCGCCGAATATTCTGCCGCC